GAAATCCTTTAGAGTTGGGCTTGCCATAGCCAGTGCGATACACAATACCGCGCTTAATTACAGCTGCATTGTAAAGCGGAAACATACGCAAGCGACCTTCTGTGTTGAAGGTTCTAAACATAGAAGTCTTAGCAGTAATCTGCCGACCCTGAGCCTTGTCATTCCAATTGTAAAGATTATTAGGAGCCATTGAGGGGATAAATCCTCTAGCATCTTTTTGGATTACTTTAAGAGACTTAGTAATCTCAGCAGTCAATTCTTTAGCTAAGTCAGGAGCATAGGCATTAAGAGCCTTACGGAGTGCGATTACGCCCTTTACTTCTACTGGCATCGCTAGACTCCTTTGCTTCATCTCTAAGACCCTGCAACAAGGCTTGAAGCATTATTGGGTCTAACTCTAGTAACTGCTGTGGCGCGATCCCCAACCTAATGCTAAGTCTAGCAATAAGGTAAGTGAATGGATGATCGCGCGTTAAGACAAAGGGTCGGAGTCCAACACCTCAACACTTTTTAGAGTGCTGATGAAAGTCTCTAACCTTGCATCTACTGGCTCACCTAACCGCTTACAAACTTCATGGGAGAGAAAATATATTTGGGTCTGCATTTCTTCTTCTCGAAACGCTTTATGGAAGCCCATTTTGTAGTGCTGTTCGAATAAGTATTCGATGATGGGTGTCACCTCACCTTGCACTACTTTTCCATCCACAAATGTAATTTTTAACTGTGCCATGATTTGCCCCTTTGTTTAGTTGTTTAGAATGAACCTGTTGTTGTTACTGTGATTGCACCTGAGACCTGAAAAGTCAAAGACTGCATCCCTAGATCGCCTACGCCGCCTGAGCCAATTGGAGTAATAGAATCAACTAACATTAGGCCACTGTAAAATGGGTTAGCTGCTGACCCTGCTACTGCTGAATTAAGAGCGCACTTAAAATATGCATTAGTTGCGAACAATGTGTTCATTGTTTGTAGAACTGCTGATGCAGCATCGTCATTGATTAGATCGACAGTAATGGAATTTGTCTGGAGTCCAGCGACATAGCGTCTGCCAGTGTCACCCATTGCTGTGGTTTCCAAGCTATCGACTGAACGAGTCAATGTAAAATTTGTTACGAACGCACTGAGATCGATTGAGGCAGGGTCTGTTGTTCCTACTTTGAAACCGACTTTATTTGTTAAGCCTTGAGCCATTTTTATTCCTCATCTTTCTTAGTAACTGGTTTTGGTGCTGTTGCAGCTTGACCGATTCGCACGAGCCAATCTGCGTTTGCCTTGTCGTTATCGGACATAATTAACTCCAACTTGTTAGTATTGATACGGACATCTCGCAGCTGAGAAGGTCTCCCGATGCAGCATTGAGAACGCTAGGTGCGCTAATTGCGCTTACATTATAGGTCAAAGAAGATGCATTAAGTTTAGTAAATACTCCAACTACAAAATCTTCTATTCCGTTGAGATTACCCTCATTGTCAAAAAGCGGGCATGTAATAATTATCTTGAAATTAGCAAGAGGACTGATTGAAATTTGTGAATTATTGTTGGGAGTTAAATACGGATTGTCTGGGCTGACAATAACCGAGTTAGCCAAAACTGTGGCCGGCGGAAATGCAAAGGTCTGCCATTTTGCGTTATCAACTAGAGCTGTGGCAAGTGTCGTTCTAAGTGTGGTAATGGCAACTGGCATGGCCTACCCAACAAGCGATCTAGGGTCTAACGCATGTGAAATCAATCCCCGTACCTTTGCCAAGAGTTGCGCTGACATTCTGTACGGGGAAGGCTGGAAATCGACAAGGTTACTGCCTGAAAGGGTCGCAGTACGCGCTTGCCAGATTTCNACAGATANCATAAGAGCTGCATTCTGTACTGCTTCATCTAGAGTCCAGTCGGTCGTAGTATCACCAGTGACTGTGCCAAAAGGAGAAAGTGTATTCTTGTCTGTTGCTGTTGCAGCACTAATTGTATAAGTAATTGAATAGTCACCGACCTCTGTTAATGTCTTTGTGCCATTCCATGCTGTTCCAGAATTAGTAATAACTACTGAGTCTCCCACAATAAAGTCTGGGGCTTCCTCAAAATAAAGTGTTGCTGTTGTTGTTGTTTTAGAATGTGCTATTGCAAAACCTTTTTTAGCCCATAACATTGGAATTAACACTGCATCTGCTGCATCGCATACAGATTGTAGGGTGGCATCTGCATACAAAGTACCGACTCCGAGAGTGCTACGGAGTTCTGCAACTGTTGTAAGTGCCATTCCCATTCCTTTCTAAAGACTCTGGGGAGTAGAGGGCTACTACTCCCCAGAGCGACTTAGTGTGGCTTACGCCTTGTTATTCTTGAATGCGCCTGCGCCGACCTTAGTTGCAATAGCACCAAAGCCATAGTAACCAATCGTTACCTGACCTGTAGCTGTTGTTTCTGCGCGTAGGCGGAAGGTTGGTGACTCGTACCATGTATACGCATCTGGGTTCACAATGAGGATTGATCCGTCTGTGTCTGTGCCTGATGCTGTGTTTGGTGTTACATACAAATTCAAGCCCGCTACATTCCCCTGTAGTGCTGTTGGTGTTACTGCACCGCCAGCATTTTGAGGTTGTGAAGCTGTGTAGATTGGGCGACCAGAATCGTTAAGTGTCATAATGTTTGACCATTGTGATGTATTAACAATCATGTTACGAGCAAATGGGTTTGCTAGTCCAAGTGTTGCGTTATAGACAGAAGCTGCACCGCGAGCAACAACTCCGAGAAGTTCTGCTGCTGTTGGGTAAGTAACTGTTGTTGTTGCATCAAGTGATGCGCCTGTAATGATTGCTGCGTTCACTGCTGCATCTGTTGCCTTTGCGTAAGCAGAAGCCATGTTGCGAACGAGTTCATCAAAGAAAGCTGGAGATGTACGATCTAAAAGTTCGACAGAGAATGTCTGTTGTCCTGCGTACTTCTTAACAGTTACTGATAGGAAGTCTGATGTCATATCTGTGTCTGAAAAAGCATTACCTTGTGCTGTTTCCGCAACAGTTGGCATTGCTGTGATTTTTGGAATCTCGAATGTCATACCTGCATCTGGAAGCACTCCACGAGTAATTGCTTCAATTGATGGGCGGATTGTTGTTCCAAGTGGGTTGATAATTTCTGACAACTGGCGTGTTGGAACAAGTCCAGGGTTATTAACTGTGCTATCTGCTGCTAATAGGTATTGACGAGCTGACTCATCACCTAATGCTGCGCGTATTGATTGCTCTGCATACTTAGCAGCTGTCAATTCGATGCGTGGATTTGTGTATGACATTGCTGAAACAGTTGGGCGAGCAGCTTCAACCGCTTGTGCTTCAACTGGTGTTGCTTCGACTGCTGGAGTGGTATTTTCCACGGAGGCTGTCTCGCTTTCTGTTGGTTGGGTTATTTCTTCTACATCGGATTCTTCCGCTGCAATATCAGTAACCTGAGCAGACTTGAATGCTGGGTCGGTTACTAAACTTACTTCGACCAAACGAGCGGCGGATACATAAGTCACGCCGTCCTTGATCTTAGACTTCAGGACTTCTGCCCCGATTGACAGACCGCTTTGCAATCCTTCTTCTGCAAGGATTAAAGCTTCTGTGCCACGCTGTGAGCGACTTACAGAAAATACTGCATTGATTGCATCTTCTGTTTCTGAATAGTCAAGCATTTTACCTAGAGGTTTCTTATTGTCATGCTGACTTAAAAGACGAATAGAACTAGCATCTGCAATCTCAATCGATCCAGATTGAAAAATAACTTTGCCCATATTTGTTGATCCTGCTTCGACATTAAGAGGCACAATCTTGCCAGAGATAGTTCTATTGGCTGCGTCTGCTGTTAGTCCAGCTGAGAAGGTAATTATTTGATTCATTGCATACCATAGTTTCCATTAGGTGTTAGGTCAGTCATTCCCATAGCCTGCTCTGGAGTAATCAGGTTGAGGCTAAGTAATTTTTCAATTACTGCTAGTTCTTGCAGTGGGTCTGTGCGCAAGAAATTCTTATCAATGTCAAATAGTACGACATTACCACGAGCAGTAATGTCATCCATTGACAGGCGATCTTCAATCGCTGAAATAAATGGCTGTAAGGATAGTGTTAAAAACTGCTTGCGCTCATCTTGCACATTGGCATAAGTCATAGAACTATTGGCATCTGCTGACACATAATAGGCAGGTACATTACAAAGGCGAGCAATTTCAGTTGCAAGTCCAAAAATAGCGTCTGAGTACATCATCTCTTTAGGTGAAAATGAGACTGGAGAGTATTCTAAAGTTGAAGTCAAATAAGCAGTTGATCTGTTATTTCTAGCACTTTTGAAAGCTGAGAGCAATCCTTGAACTTCTTTAGGATCAAGGTCAGCTCCATTGTTACGAATTATTCCAGTCGGCATTGGTTGAGATGCTGAAACTGCGCTTGCTTTTTGAACATCGATAGCTGCGCGTATTGTTGAAGTTACCAGTNTTAAGAATGCCATCAGTTAGATTTTGGAAAGTAATTAAACTGCCTAATCCGTCCATCGGTAAAGTCGTTCCATCGACTGCGTAAGATTTTACAAAAACATTATCTTTATCTAGTGTTGCAGTTACTCGGCTATTAGCAATCCACTCAAAACGAGATGGTCGTCCATCCTCTGCATAAACCTCGACTACTTTCCAGAATGCTTGCCCATAAAATAGAAGTGAATCAACTGTGTAAGCAATAGTTACTGATCGTGGTTGAGAATATGAAGGTTGGTCAAGCCAGAGAGGACTGCCTAACATTTCTCCCGTTGATTTTTTATGCAACATTAAAGGAATTGTGCCGATTGTTCCCGCTAAAAGGTTTCTGCATCTAGCTAATGCTGGAACAGACATTGCTTCTGTTCTGCCGACATAAGCGAACTGAAAAGGCATAGCATAAGGTGAATACTCCCCAAGAACTTGAGGAGCAGACTGAGCTTCTAATAGAGGCTTAGACTGAAGACCAAATGTTTGCAAGATGCGACCCATAGACATAAAGTGTAGCATTTGTCAAGTAATTAGACAACACGCTAATGCGTGTCTAAGTATAAATCTGAGGCTTAGGTGCTGGGAGCATTAACTTGCTAACTACCATTGCAAGTCCAATAGGTGCTGAAATATCGCCTGCTGATTTGCGCCTAATCAATCTCCACGAAGAATCGTTGGTTTTAGCAGCTGTGTTTGTAAATTGCTCAATTAAATCCTTTTGACCATTATGAACAACCCTAAGATTAGTCATACCTTCTAACAAGTCTCCACAGGCTTTGTAAAATTGCTGTCCGCTGACATCCTCGACCATAACGCCACTTTGAGCAAGCCTGTCCGCAATAGTTTGTGTTGCGTAACGATCAAAGCAGACTGTGCGAGGTCTGTACAAATCGCACCAGCCTTTTATGGCAGCCGCCATCTTTAATTCATCGATTGCTACTTGAGAGCTNAATGTCTCTAGGATTCCAATGCCAATCCGCCCATCTGGGAGAAGTTGGCCTGCGACTAATGATCCGTTCCTGCGAGACGGACTGACATCGAAACCAAATATAGTATAAGCCCCAACAGACATTTCAAGAGTGCTATCTGAGCTGTTTTCCAAAACCTCAGTGCTAAACGGGCAGGACAAACTGGTTATCCATTGACAAAGGGTTTCGGTTCTCGCTGCATCCTGAGTGGATGTTGCAATGGTCTCCTCAATAGCTTCTTCCGTAATTAAATATCCAAGCGAAGGATTAGCCATTGCCCAAGCCTTACGATCCCAGATGTCACAGAAGTCNGGAGCTGAGTACTCGTAATAGCCTAAAGACTTAGGCGGGTAGTGCTTGCAAGACTCATGTA